GCAGCTTGGTTATATGATTTAGTATCAATCAACTTTAGCTTTTCTTCAGATAAAACATTACGAGATTCTTGTAGTTCTGATAGTTCAGAATTAGCTTTTGATAAATCTCCTGTAGAACCTCTTAGTGAATCTATCTCAGTCTCAAGATTGTGTATTTGTCTTTGGAGCCCTGCGATTGTAGAATTGTTAGTTGATATAGACGCTGTCTTCTCTCTGACCTGCTCTGCAATGCTATTGAGTTGTTCAATAGCTTGTTCCACAATAGTTGACTGTTCAGATGCATCAAAAATTGCCGTGTTAAGTTCTTGGGCTTTAGACTTGGCAATGGACAATTTTTCGTGTCTGAGATCATCACCAATACCTTGGGAGCATGTTGGGCAAACATCATTCTCTTCGTAGAACTTTGCGTCTTTAACAACCTCTTTGATTTTTGATTGGAATTGAAATTTGAATTGAGAGAGGCTTTGTTTTTTATCGTGGTTGGTTTTAAGACTTTCGGCAAGGCCTTCTTGAAGACTTTCAATCTCTTGGGATAAGTCGTTGTTGACCATATTGAGTTCTTCGATCTCGTCTTGATTAGCATCGATCTGGTCAGTTTTCTTTTCAATTTGCTCATCATTCAACTCCGTAATATCACGAATATATTTCTTTTGAAGAGAAATCTTTTCTTTATTCAAATCATATTCGTATGTAATATTGCCAATTTCTTCTTTGAGTTTTGAATCCTTTTCACGAAGGATTAAATTCATTTTCGAAAATACACCAATATCCAAAAGATCTTCAATTACATCTCTACGGTGGCCTGCTGGTAGTTGCATAAATGGAATAAACGAAGATGATCCAAGTACAACAATTTGGTGAAATGATTTATGGTTTAACTTTAAAATATTTTGTTCTAAAAACTTTTGATAATCTTTAGCGGCGGATGATTGATTAATCATATTATCGTTTTGCCAGATCTCAAACTTAGTTGGTTTGATACCACGCTTTACTGCAAACTTATGGGAACCAATTGTAAAGTTAACTTCAACTTCAGTATTCTTACCATTAATAGTATTTACTAGTTGTGGTTTATTAATGTTGCGATGTGGTTTACCAAACAAGGCAAAAGAAAGAGCATCAAGAAGAGTACTCTTTCCTGCACCATTTTGGCCAACAATTAATGTAGTAGGTGATTTATCTAGTTGAACTTCAGTAAACTCATTACCTGTTGATAAAAAGTTTCTCCAACGGATTTTTTCAAAAACAATCATACGATTTCCATACTTTGAGCTTCTACATAAAGAGTTCTCATAAGGTTCTTAATACGACCTTTATCTAGGTCAGTTTCAACTGCTTCAACATATGAATCTAAGAGTTCGGTAGTATCTTCTACTGAAACAGATTCGTCTTGAACATTATCACCAGTAAACTCTTCAAACGTTTCGGCAATTTTTAGTTCATGAATATCTTCGTTTTGAATACGATCAATAAGTCTATCAAACATAAATGGATCAGTCTTTTTGACTACCACAACTTTTATAAACTTATCTTTTAAATTTGACGTATCATAACTATTATAATCCATTTTTTCATCATTGTAAAACACTTTTTCAAAAATAGTATATGGATTACGAACTGGAGTAAGTTCACGGGTTTCAGTATCAAGAATATGGAAGAACTTAGAGTCATTACAATCGGACCAAGTGAACTCCATTTGAGTACCAAGGTAGTGAATATGACCTTGGTTCGATTTTGTATGAAAGTGACCAGACATTACTAATTCAAAACGTTCAAAGATTTCAGAAGACATACCATGAGTATTTGGCATACCTTTCATCATATCAAAGCCAATCAATTCCAAATGAGCTCCAAGAATTGGCGCGTTGCACTTTTTAATAAAATCAATTGATTCAGCGTAGTTTTCTGAGTTAATCCAAGGGACTACGGCAATATTTAAACCATCATAATCAAGCACTTTTGGCTTCATAATAATATTTACGTTTGATGTGTAGTAACCTAGAAGTTCTTTCAAAGAAGTCAAATCATTAGTATTTTTATAGAAGACATCGTGGTTTCCTGGAATAATATCCATATGAATACCTTCTTTCTTAAGTACATCTAAGAAAGTTTTACGATTTGAATTTTGTGCTTTGAAATTGATAAATTTGCGATGGTCGTAATAATCACCTAGGTGCAGAATTTGATTAATTCCATGCTCTTTCAAATATGGAAAAAATACATCTTTATAAAATTTTTCTTGATAATTTAAAAAGATTTCTGATGAATTACGAATACCGCAATGGGTATCATTAATGATTGCTATTTTCATCTAGTCCCTCAAGGATTTCACGTTTGAGCTGATTAGCTCTTTCATATGCGGCAATAGTATCTCGGTGTTCATGGCCTTTTAAGTTTCTTTCAAGATTTGCTGCTTTTTGTAACTCACAAAAGCTTATAAACTTTTCCTTAAGTGACATATCACTCTCCCATAAACAATTCAATACCTTTAGCTTTTTTAGCTTTAATTTTTTCTTCTTTAGCAAAATCTTTTATTTGAGTGTCAGTATCTTTTACCTTATCAATTCTAGATCGTAATTGATCTACAAAATACCGACCATTGTCATCACCATCGAATCCTGCTGCCAAAAACTCATCAACAGAAGCTTTTTCAATCCATTTGAATTTAATGTCTTGTTGTTTCTTTTCTTTAGCAATACGGCGTAAAAACGCATAATAGCATATTTGAGTAAAATACGCAAAAGCATTAGGATTACCTGTACGAGTTGCAGCTTCTATGTTATAGTTCATAACAGCTTTTAAGCAATTCTCAACGGCATCCATTACCATTTCTTCACGGTAAGTGTATCGAATAAAATTAGATTTGTGAGACAAGCCTTCGGCAATCTTAAGGAAACAAGTTGCAATATAATCAGTAACAACTGGAAGTGCTTGACCTTCCTGTTGGGCTTTATTTACTGATGAGACGTATTCAACAACTTTATGAGAGAATTCTCTATTGTTGACATAATGTGGTTTATCTTTTGGTTTGATTTTAGCCATGATATACTCCTAGCATATATTATTAGTTATATTATAAACTAATTCTAAGGAAATGTACACTACTTTTTTATGAATTTATTTTCATAAAAATGTATTTTAGGGGTTTACAGATTGGGAAAACTGTGGTATAATTAATAGAGTCCGGTGAGAGAGGGGGATATACTATCTCTAATGTAACTTCTTAGATGGTGATTCCATAATATTTAGATCCATGTCTTCATCAGTAAGATTAGTGTCAGCATCTAAGTCTTGATCTTTTTGAGTAAGTTGGCCAAAGTTCTCAGATTTTAAAGCTGCTTGAATATACTTTTCTTTTATATCACTTCTTACTTCACTCGCAGAAACAACGTTTCGCGAGTTAATCTTAACTATGTTAGATTTAGCAAAAGGAAAATATTTTGTAAAATAATAAGTATCACTACCGTTTGCCGTCATAGCTAAATTTAGAAGCATGGGCCTTTCCATTAATATAATAGCTTTATCAGTACTATTTATATACCCAATTATATCGCTACCATCAGCAAGTTTTATATGTTGAATATCCATATCGTCTAATGGATCAGCTGATTCTGTCATAATTGTATCTCGTATATTTTATATTTGAATTTTTCTCTAGTATATATCTTAATTCGCTCAGCAGCATGATTTAATGTATAGTTTTTATTACTCTTCCAATGCAAGTCATCTGCTAAATCATAGAGTTTTGTTTCTCTTCCATCTTCTGATTGTCGTAATCCTCTACCGATACTCTGTAAAACTTTAATTTGTGATTTACTAGGACTAGCGAATATAATATTATGCAAGTTCCTAATATTAACACCAGTACTAAAGGTACCAAGGCTTGCAACAATAACAGCATTTTTTTCTTTTTCTACTATTTCTCTTATTTGTTCCCGTATATCAGTATCCACTGTCCCAGAAACATAAAAGATTTTTCTACGATGGTGAGCCTTTGACTTAATTAAATCGTACAAAGGCTTACCATGTTTTTCTACAAGTTGAAACAATACTAATGTATTTCCATCTTGGTCTAAAGCTAAGTTGCTAATAAAATTATTTCTTTTTTGATGTCCTACAATAAAATTAATTTCTTCTTGGTACTTTACTTTGTTTATCTTTTTACACTCTTCATCTAAATATTTAAGCAGTAAAACAGAAATATCTAATTCTGCCAGCGCGCCTTGATCCATAAGACTTTTAGTAGTTGTAACATAATACGCAGGTCCAAAATAACCCTCCAAAACAAGTTTATGCGTATTAGTACCATCAAGTGTACCAGTTGTACCAAATCTAAATTCAGCCTCACGACACTTTGTAAGAATTGAAGTAAGGCTTTTGGCTTTAAAATTATGAGCTTCATCTCCGATCACCATACCGTATGGTTCAAACCAGTGACCGGGCATTTTATAAATCGACTGCCAAGTAGTAATAACCACTCTTTGGTCAAATATTTTTTCCTTTCCTGAATATATTTTATGACAAGTTTTGGCTACATTAAATTCATTGTCATATTCAGAATAATCTCCAAAGTCTTTATACATTTGTTCTACAAGAGAAGTTGTTGGAACAATAATAATAACTTTTTTGTCGTGGTTTTGAAGATACCAACGAAGCATAGAGTAAATAATTAAAGATTTGCCAGAAGCTGTGGGTGAAATCAACAAAGCTCTTTTATTTGTTAGGCCATGTTGAATAGCTTCTAATTGATAATCTCTTGGTTCGATTTCCTTCCCTTTTGATGTGATAGTCATATCTTTTAAGTACGACATATCAACTTCTACTTCAGCATTAGGTAAACCATAGTAATTATTATGTAATAACTCAATCTGATAGTCTCTACCAGGAGTTCCAGCAAACTCTTCTACATATCTATAGAGACCCGCTGGTAATTCTTTCTTACGAGAATCATATAATCTAATTTTACCATCCCATATTTTATTTTTATATGCCGGCATAAACTTATAGCCAGGGACGTAAAAGGTAAAAAAGTCAGATAGCTCATTAGCTATAGATGGTTCGCAATCTACATGTAAAAATGAATGATTCTTATTTTGAATCTTTATGATATCCATTATCCACCACTTTCAAATCGTCTCCAATCAATCATATTTTTAACAGTAGAATGTCTCCACCTAATGGTATTTATAATTTCCTCTAAAGTTTCAATTAATGTTTTTAGATAATCAATTTTGGCTTGTGATTCTTGAATATGAGGGTCTGAATCATAGTAATAATCCATTTCACCCTTCAATACTTTTAAGCCATTTAAAGCGTCGTATTCCCATCCAAGCTGATCAATTTGATCTTTGCTCATCTTTCCATTATACCAAAGCCACTTATTTTTAAGTAAAACTTTAAATTCCATATCTCTACGCTTTAATTGAAGCTTAGTTACGGATAGCATTTCTAAATATTTTGCGTGGAGTTTTGCGGTATCTTTTGAGGCCTCATCTAATCTAATATCATCGATTACTGAATCATCAGCCCACATTTTCAGAACGTCTTCAAGATTTAGCATAATAAAATAAAATATCCTTAAACAAATTTATAATAGCTATAATTAAATTCAACAACTGCTGTTAAGTAATTTACCGCTTCGTTTGTTACTTCAAATGGTAAAGAAGAAAGACTAGTTGGATGCGCATCAACAAATTGAATTTCTTTCACTACATTGTTACTTGAGTTATATATCACTAGTGTAAGATCGCGGTTTTTACGCTCGCCAAGATCTCCTTGGCCAACCATACCAAACATCCAATCATGAATTTCTTGGTAATTAGTAAATGTCTCATCTACTAAAAAGGTTAAAGTAAGTGGTGCATATTCTAATTTATCTGCAGCTATTAGAATATTTCTTTTAGGAGTACTCATTGCTGCACCAGGAACTGAAAGATCTGGAATTGCTGCAGCTTGAACTGTATATTGAGCATTTGGATATTTTAGACTATCAATTACCAATCGAAACCCAGAAGGATTCGCAAATGTTTGTTGATCTACTAGATAAGAAGTAGGTTCTAAATTATAATTAATTTCTTTTGTATAAGCCATAATTGTCTCACAATCCTAGGTAGATTATAATACTATTTATATGATAAAAAAAGGGGCTCCGAAGAGCCCCTTAAAGGTGATAGGGTTAATCCCTATTCTTATTATGCACCTAAGATGTTTGTTACAGCGAAGATACGGTAGTACTGGTTAGCACGGTTTGTACCTGTTTCGCTTGCGCCTGCACCACCTGCAAATGGGTTAGCAACCATGCCGTAACGTGTTTTAAAGCCGATACGTGGCTGGAAGTCGTTTTCGCCTACCGCACGAACCATTGTTAATGGAACATATGGTGCATAGAAAAGACCTGCATCGTATGGGTTTGTACCACGGTAACCTACGTTTACATAATCCTGCTGAGCATATGGATCGATGTATACTTTTGTACGACCATTAAGGACACCAGCAAATGTGTTGCCTGTGTCATCTACGTTCAAGTTAGCTGCAAGTGCTGGTGTGTAGTCCAACATGCCGGCTGCTGCGAGAGCAGATGCAACGTCTGAAGAACAGATAATGAAGTTACCTTTACCGCGACGTGTTTCACGAGCGATTGTGTTAGCTTCACGTTCGATCTGCATGATCAAACCTTTGAACTTCTCTACTGACCAACGACCGTCTGAGTCACCGTCAACATCAAATACGCCGTTTACAGCAGTGTTAGATGTTTGTGCGCCAAGCTTAGCTTTTACGTTGATTGTACGAATTACTTCGCGGTTGATTTCTGCAAGGATCTCAGCTGACAAGATGTTTGCCAATTCTGATTCTGCGTCAAGACCGTGAATTGCTTTCAAGTCTTGTGCAAGTTCCATTGTGTACTCTGCTTTGAGTGCACGTGATTTTGCAGTTACTGATGTTTTCTCGATTGAGAAAGCCATTTCGCCGAAGTT